ATCTATATAATAAAGCATACTTAAAACGCTGTATTTTGCCCCAAAATGACGTTTTTATTGTATAGGTATATAAATATACCATAATGCGAATAAAATGCGAAAATAAGCCGTTTAAATGCGTTACAGGGCGTATTACATAATGCGAATACATAATGCGAATTGTAGTATCGTTTCTGGGTACGTTTCTTTCACTGTTGTTTTCGTTTCCTGTACACAGGTGCGGATTTTCGTTTCTGTGAGTTGTCAGACAATTGCGTGAATTGTGCGTGAATTTGACACAATTTGGCAAGTTTTCAGAATATTCTGACAATTCAACCAAAAACCGTGAATTTTCAGACAATTTACAGGATGCCCCAGAACAGGGGATAACAAAACACTTGTTACGTTATCACTGGATGCCAGACCGTGAAAAATAGCAAAAATTGAGAAGTGTGCTAAAATTCATTAAATTGTCTGAAAACTTGAAAACAGGGGAAAGACCAGATGAAAAGTTTTCTGAAAATTAAGAAAGTTGTCTGAAAATTCCAGAACAGGGGAAAATCCAGTTTTTAAATTTTCACACAATTCAAACAATATAGACACAATTCAGTAAATATTTAGAAAATAGCAAAAAATGAGAAGTGAAAATGCCACTTGTTAAAAATAACCAAAAAACAGGATGATTTTTCTATATGCCGTTTTTACGATTTTTCTTGACTTTTTGCATATGCCCCTAGAACGCCCAAAAACGCCCCAAAAACGCATTTTAGGCTTTAGACGATATCTTTATCCAAAAAGTATTTGTTCGACCCTTCTCGGGCAAAACCCAGTATTTATGCGGCTTGTAGCCGACGACAAAACCGAACAAAAACTTAAGATTTTATAAATTTTCAAAAAACCTATTGATTTTTACTTGTTTTGTGCAACCTGTACAAAAAAACTTTGATCCGGATTGTTGAAAATAACCAAAAACAGTGTTTTTCTGGCTGTTGTTTGTGTTTCTTCCTAATAAAGCAAAAAAAAAAACGCCCTTTTAAAATTCAATTGTTGACAGCAACAATAAAAAAGAGTATTGTTTTCTTGACGGCAGGAAACGCCGCCACGGTTCTTTGAAAACAGCAAACAGCAATAGAAAGAAAGAGGGCAAAACAATGATGAAACTTTCAACAAACAAAGAAGCAAGAGGCATTTACAGAAGATATCTGGACAGCAACGAAAGAAGCGTTTTTGAGTGCTACAGAACCAGACCCAGTATCTACAAAGAACAGGCGGAAAACAGCATCATAGCGGAGATGAACGATTTAGACGGATACGGTTATAAAGTGATATCTCACAGCGGTTTTGTTTTCACTTGTGGCTATCTGGTACGAATTGAAGATAAAGAGGTTCTGGTATATCACACAAAAACCAGAAGGGAAGAAATTTTGATAGATACAGATATCACAGCATAAACACAGCACAGCAGGAACAAACAAACAGGGCGTAAAGAGGTCAAACAAAACCTAACCTTTACGCCCTCCAGATGAAAAGAAAGAGGGTAAACAATATGATGAAAACATTTAGGGAATACATTTTTGACAACGACAATATGAACGCATTTAGAGCGGCTGTTGTTACTGATGCAGTGAAAAGACTTGAAGAACTGATAAATGAATTTTCTGACCGTGAATTAATCGACTTTATGCAGGAATACGGCGAAGAAGTCTACCAGATGGAAGACCTTGACGATATATGTGGTAGTATCTATCCGTCAGAAGTTCCCGACTTGTTCCCTTCCTGTTATTTTGATTTTGATGACGACTTTTTCATTAAGCGTAGTTACAATGAATACGAAAGCAGAAACGACATTTTCGACCTTACAGGTACAGACGTTAACGATATAGCGACAGCGTATTGGAACGATGAAATAGACTATTGTGACGATGATTTACAGGGCGTGAAAGATGAAGCCCTTGAACTACTCCAGAAGGGCGAAGAGTACTACCAGAAGCAAAAACACATTGTTAACATTTACGACATTGTGAATAGTATCTGTGATGAAGATGCAGGGATAGACCAGATAAAAGAACTGGAAACACTTCTTTGGAACGCTTACAACAAGTAATTGTTACCCTCTAAAATGCCCTAGAAAGCACGTTTTTATATTAAGTGATATAAAATACCATAATGATATAAAAACGTGCTACAGGGCAAAATAGAAGGGATAGAAAGAGGATATACAAAATAGACAGATAGAATAAAAGATAATAGGTGATATTTAAATACGTTGTCACCGTCACGCCAAAAAATAAAATCTGTTATCTAATCCCCAGAGCGGCAGGAACGATAACAAGCGATATGATAACAGGTGGTATGGCAGGGGGTGCGAATCATAACAGGTGTTTTCTTCTGACAGCGCGCCACTACTCTCCCAGAAATCCCCATTCCAGTTCATATATAGGCTCTTTTAAAGTGAGTGCATTTCAAAGTGCTTTGAGCATCATTCAAAAGCAATCAGCATTTGAGCATCAGTAGCATAAAGTGAGTGATATTCAAAGTAGTTTGAAGTGCATTGATTTAAAGTGACCCCTCCCCACTTAAAGAGGGATGGCATACTTTATTTGAAATCCAAAAAAGCATATCAAATTTTTTTGTTTTCTAATTTGAATTTGAATATAGGAGGTTTTTATTAATGGGAAAGCAAAACGAAAGCAAAGTTGATTACTGGTTAACCGAAGATGGATTGGAGTTAATCAGAAGTTGGTCGAGAGATACCTTTAGCAAAGCAGAAATTGCAAAGAGAATGAATATAAATGTAAACACTCTTGTAAAGTGGCAAAAGCAATATGCAGAAATTGATGAAGCAATTAATACTACAAGAGAGTTGGTTGATTATCAAGTTGAAAACGCTCTTTTAAAAGCGGCACTTGGATATAAAACAAAAGAGATTAAAGTTACTATAGGAAAGAAAGTTGTAAATGGTGAAATGGTTGAGATGTTGAAGGAAACAACTACTAAAGAAGTTCCTCCGAATATTAAAGCCGCAATGTTCTGGTTGAATAACAGAAAGTTTGATGATTGGAAGTTGAACAGAGATAAGATAGTAGAAGTTGACCCCGATGATAGTCAAGTTACTATTACTATTCAACGTGGAAACAAGCAAAAAATAGATATTTACGATGAGGACGAAGAAGTTACCGATGATGAAAAAGAAGTCGAAATTTATGACGAAAATGGAGATGTAATAAATAACAGTGTAACTTTCACAAAAGAGCAACTGGAAGAAAGTGAGAACGATTCAGATGATTCTGATGACGATGATAGTGGTGCTTGGGATGATTGGGATGGAGAAGAATAATTAGTTTCTAATAACAACAAGTGAGTTAAAGCGTTTTGGAGTGCATTAAAAACACTCTGAACGCTACTCACTTTGTTTTAGGAAAAAATTACCGAGTTTTTAGTCGCTCCCCTATATTATATATAATATATATATAGATATATATGATATATGTTGTTGTTATGTTTTATAAATAAAGTTTTATATGAATATATTTGAGTATAATTGATTGACTTATATTATATATATGGTATAATTACATTGTGTCGATTTATTCTATTTAAATACATTCGTGTAAAATTTCCCTGTGAAAAATAAAAGTTATAAAGCACAAGTTACCAATTTGTATGTTGGTGACTTTTTGTTGTTTATATTTTAAAAGGAGAGTGAGTAAAATGCCAAAAGCAACTATGTGTATAAATCCTGCTTTTGATAATTACATCTTTGATTGGGATTATGAAAAATATTTGGTGATAGGTGGATATGGAAGTAGTAAATCGCATAGTACGGTTCAAAAGATAATTCTGAAACTGTTTGAAGAGAAAAGAAAAGCGTGTGTATTCAGAGATGTGTATGATACACATAAAGAGAGTACATTCGATTTGATTAAACAGGTTTTGGATGATATGGGTTTACTTGCTGACGTTGGTGTTAGGCAACATAAGACCAAAGTGTGTTTTAAAAACGCTCCGCTTGAATTCAAATTCCCAAATGGAAGTAGAATAATCTTCAAAGGTATGGATAGTACCGAAAAACTAAAATCATTAAACGGTGTAAGTATTGTATGGATAGAGGAATGTTCAGAAGTATCTCTTGATGCTTATTTGGAAATTCTTGGACGTATTCGTACCAATGGTATCAGTATGCACTTCATACTTACTTGTAACCCCATAAGTAAAAACAACTGGGTTTACCAACAGTTTTTTGAGAATACAGATAGTGATGGTGCAACAACCATCATTGTTAAACCCGAAGTGTTATATAAGAAGAAAGTATTGGTGAAGAATGGAGTTTATTACCACCACAGCACTTGTGATGACAACCAGTTCTTACCACCTGCTTATATAAGACGATTGGATGAGATGAAAACTTATGATAAAGAACTTTGGGTAGTTGCAAGACTTGGACAGTTTGGTGCTACAGGACTTCGTGTATTGCCACAGTTTGAAGTTATGTCTGCTAAACTTGTTGACAAGGCTATTCTTAATATTCCTGCTAACTTTCATAGAGTTGGTATGGACTTCGGTTTTGAAACCAGTTATAACGCTGTTGTAAAAGTTGCAATAGATGATGTTAACAAATGGTTATACATTTATGATGAGTATTATCGTAATCATATGACCGATGATGAAACCGCTATTGCTATGCAGAAGTGGGATAAAGGCATTAAGGACGAAGTTATTCGTGCTGATTGTGCAGAACCCAAAACGATTAAATATTATCGCAAGCAAGGTTTCCAGATGCGACCTTGTTTAAAGAAGTGTGATAAGAAAACAGAGGGTAGTAGAATTGCAAATACCAAAAAGATAAAGAGGTTTAAACGAATTATCTGTAGTAGCAATTGTCATAATGCTATAAGAGAAATGAAGGATTTGAGTTACAAAAAGAATCCAGATGGAAGTTTAAAGTATAGTGAGTTTAATATCGATAGTCATTGTTTGAGTGCGGTCTGGTACTCATTAGATGATTATTATGTAGCAGATGTTAAGGAAATAAAGAACAACAGTAGAAAGGGTTGGTAATAACCAATGGAGGAATTGAGATGGGAAAAACAATTGAAACTTATATTATAGGAAGTAAAGTTCCCGATTGGTTGAATGGCTTTATGTCAAATGGAGTTGTTCAGAGGGTTGAGAACGATGATGAAGTTTATTACAGAATAAATTCACCTGTGGGAACTAAAATCGCCCACAATGGGGATGTTCTTGTAAGAACCAAGAGTGGTGTAAGTCTTGTTCCTGCCGACAAAGCAGAGAAATTTAAGATGGTAAAAAAGCCACAGAAGGTTGAAACCAACAAAGAAGA